GGTATCAAAAAGCCGCAATCCCTTGAGACTGCGGCTTTTATGCATGTTTTTAAACTTTCACAATTAGAACTTGCCGTTGTCGGCTGCTTCCTGAATCGCTACCGCAACTGCTACTGTAGCACCTACCATAGGGTTATTACCCAACTTTGAAATCAAATTTTTACAATTTATTTGTGTTTATTATCATGCTGTTTTTATCAGCATTTATGCGGGTTTAAGGGCTTTACATATTTATATTAGATTATTCTGATTTATTCTAAATCAACATTATTTAATCCATATTGTGTACAAAATGTGTACACTGTTTCATTGTACACATTTTGACTGTCTTTCTATCTATTTATATATATGTTATCACAATGCTGTTATATGTGCAATTCAGTATGATATACACTGTTGTATAAGTGAGTAATTAGATGGGAAGTTTTAACTCCATACCTGCATAAAGCGGTGTATCTATACTCATTCCATTATATTCTGCTAACTCAACATATCTATATGGGTCTCCTAACGCTCTTCCTGCTACCTGCCAGAATCCTTCTCCAGCTTCCACTGTAGTATATGTTACATCTTCTGTCTCATCTTCCTGTTCTTCTGGTGGTGTGTCATTAGGTTCATCATCATAATGGCCTGTAATACAATTATCATCTACGAATCCTGTTCCATCACCGATAAGGTAAGGGTGTCTAGTTCCTTTATATACATGTGTTATAACTCCATCTGTATAATACGGTGTTGCTCCATCTGTCCAGTCGCCGGCTGTATAATAGATTCTATTGTAACAAACGTGATCTCCTTCATGGTACATCGTACCCACATCTTCTATATCTCTTTCTGGGATAGGTTCTTCTGGCTCATATTCCGGTGTATTAGCCTTTGCATAAGCATTAAATGTCTCTTCATTCACATAGATGTCTGTGTCTGTCCTTGCAGACGAACCATCTATGCAACCATCCGAACTATCCTGCCAGATTTCAGCCCAATCTACCGGACAATTATCAGGTCCCCAGATAGCAAGCCACTTCTTATCTGTAAGTGCTTCCCTATCTAAGATATTAGAGAACCAGTCAAGGTTAGCATATGTGCCTACAACCTCAAAGCCAGCCGCCTTTAAATCATCCATAACGATCTGGCAATATCTAGTGTATGCTTCTCCATTAGTGCGAGGATCTTTGTTGTTTCTTACTTTGTATCCATCTGCATCTTCCATATCCAGATAAATACCTAATGCTGGATTATAGCCAGCAATCATTCTTAAGATATGTGCAGCTTCACTATGTGCCTCGTCTTCGTTGAGTGCATAACTATAAAGATATACAGCATATGGTTTACCAATTCTTTCAAGCTCCTGCATATTTCTTACAGCCTGCTTATCGTCCTGTGATTCATAATTAGAGCCATATCCTACTCTAACAATTGCAAAATCAATTTGCTCCTTGATAATGTCCCAGTTAAGTGTTCCGTTGTTATCGCTAATGTCAACTCCTCTAATACTCATATTATTTATCCTCCTGATTATCAATTGTTGTTTTCTGTTCTACCTGACTCTTTAAATTCTTAACAATAGGCTGCAAGAATGGTGGAAGTGCTACACCGATATCATTGATGTTTTCCAATATACTTATAATTTCGTTACAGATCAGCCATATTGCCACAACACAAGCCACTAAAAATGTAAATGGCAATGTTATTCCAATAACACCTGCAGAATAAGAAAGGAGCTGGTCCACTATCACACCAACTCCAACTAAAAGCCACATACATATCTTTTTTGTAATTCCTTTTATCCCCTTGTAACTATCAATCTCCTGGTTTCTAAACTTAGAAGCTACAAGCCCTGTCGCATAGTCAATTATATTGCATGTAACCAATAACAGTACCGGAATTGCCAATATTCCCAGAGCACTTAAAATAATGCTCCACACTGTTGTTACAATAACTTTTATTTTTTCCATCTTAAAATCCTTTCTGTTGCACCGGTGCAACTTTAAAATTTTTGTATTAAAAAAAGACGCTTTCGCGTCTATGAGGAATCATTATACATATTTACACCTGTCTTTCTTACTTTTCTAATGCTTTAAGCCTGTTATTAAGACTCTGCACCGTTGCAATTAAATCTGCTATAAGCTCATCATATCTCAGACCGTACCTTGCCGTTAAAAGCTGCGTCTGCTCACCTGTCAAATCATCTACTGCTATCGCATTATAGTTTTTATCATCGACCGCTTTATCTATAAACACGCCCCAGTCACCTTTCATTGACTCTTTGACCTCCTGGGCTATAAGGCCGTGGTGCAACCTGTTTGATGTGCCATTTTTAAATCTAAACTCTGACGGAATCAAGCTATAAATGAATTGTGCTGAATTCTCAATATCAAGGGCTTTAATATCTTTCTTGATGTTTCTATCTGAGTCACTTGAAATGTTCCCGTAAATAGTTCCATTTACACTCCAATTATACTGAACTGCTCCAGTACCCCACAGCGAAAGTTCACAGTTTGTGAGATACTTTCCCGACTCGCCACCAGAATTAAATATGCGGACGCTTTTTGTGTCGCTGCCCCCGTTATAGCACCAAAATCTTGCGATTTTTTCAGTTCCTTTTTTGCCGACAGAAAAATCAGTATTGCAAATCAGATTTGAATTTGCTGATTGAATTTCGCTGTGAAAAACTGTCGGCTTTATCATGTGTACTTTATTGTCGTGATTCTTATCTATTATTACTGCAGCTGTATATGTTTTTCCATCTGGATTACCATAAGACAAGTGTAATTCATCATTAAAATCAGATGCCACAATAAGGGATTGTCTTTTTGCTTGGGCTCCGCCACTATCGCCTGTATCAACATATGACGACCAAACTCCACCAGCAAAATTATCTTTGTCCGTCCACGAAAAGAACTTAATCATACTTCCACTAATCTCGATACCTTTACCGCCAACTGTGTTATTTCTTGTAGATAAATATCCGTCTGGAATATAAGTATATCCGTCTGCACGAACATAAAAATCATCTACATATGTCGCCGCTGTTGTATCTATATGATTAATGCTTATAACTTTTGTTGACGTGGACGACGGCTTATTAATTGATATACCTTGCAGTCCAGCAGCACCGCTTAATTTTGTTGAAGAAATATTCCAACCGCCTATAGTTCCTTGAACAAAATTTACAGTTCCGTCAGCCGCAATCTTCGCATTTGTGCTGTCTAAAACAAACCGATTCGATTTAAGTGCGATAATGTCTGCACTTGCATTAATTTCGCTTATCAGCTTGTCTTTGTCTATTTTTACCTCTAAGCTAGCCTTTGTGGCATAATTAGAGCTTACTGTAGTTAATACAGAATTTGCTGATTGATTTATTGCAGAGTTCATCTGCGTTGTTGTGCTATATTCTGTAAATTTTTCATCTGTGTCTTCTGGGGCTGGAGACCAGTCTGTGGCTTTGTCGCCGAGTTCAAGTTTTGGCAATTTGAAATACGTGTAATCTCCGCTTGCTGTTGGACTAAGTCCTAAATATACTGTTATTGTTTCAGCTCCTGATGGTACTGTAAATTTAATTGTGAAATACCCTTCAGATACGTCTTTCTGTAAAAGAATATTATTAGCTCCGCTCTTATAATATCTTACAACAACATGTCCTGTTTTTGTTCCTTTTTTATTATATCCTGAAAGAGTGTATGTTTGTTCACTTTTATCAGATGATATATACCAATATGCACTCCACCAACTACTTGTATTAGTTGTAGATATTTTAAAGTAATCATTAGAATCTTTGGTTACAGTAATACTGGCTTCTTTATGCCATTTTGTTAAATCGGCAGTGTTTAACAATAAATTTCTTCCACCAATCTGCAAATTATTAAATTCTGTCTTGCTTGTGTATGTCTGACTAACAGTTGTTTTAAAGCCGCTCAAGTCAGCTGTCAGTGCTGTCATATTCGCCTGTAATGCGGTAACTGTGCTTCCGTCTGCTTTTTCGCTTATCTTTGTTGTATTGCTATTCACTGTTGCAGTAAGACTTGTTAAAGACTGATTTAAAGACGTGTACTGATTGCTTACTATTGTTACTTTTTCCTCTACGGTTGAAATGCTGGAATCAATGTCTTCCGGTGCTGGCGTCCACGTTGTCGCCTTTTCGCCATATTCAAGTTTTAAATCTCCAAGATAATAATCAACACCATTCCAACCATAAAACGTCATTGTTACCCAGTTTTTTGAAGGTGTCATTGTAAAGCTGAAATAATACCAAGTATTTTCTAAAGGCGTAGATACAGCTTTTGTTGTGCCATCCCCTCCATGTTCACAACTAACTGTAAACCCAGCTTTTGCTTTATTAGACTTTATGTAACCGCTTATGGTAACTGTAGTTCCCGCGACATACGTTCCACCAGAACCATCTGCTTTGCCACCTTTTCTTTGAAACAATCCACCGCCTGTACTTGTGAATTTGAGTGCATTACCACTTATTCTTTCACTATCTTTTACAACTACAAGATTTGATGCTTTATAAGTATACCAGTGTTCAAAACTGTTATTGCCAGCTGTATTTAACAAAAGATTTCTTCCACCAACTTGCAAATTATTCACAGCGGTGGTAATATCCTGTTGCCAAACCTTAGAGCTTATCTGCCCCTGTATTGCTGTTATCTGTGTGCCTTGTGTAGATATAGTGTCTATTACGGTATTAATGTTCTTCTTAATTGTTCCTATGTCACTAAGGACAGACTCAACATTGGTTGTCACTTGTTTAAATGCAACATCTAATGTCTGATTGTCAGAATCAACGTAAATCTTACTAGATTTTAATGTATGACTTCCGTCATTGTTGATAACATCAAAAAGACTATTAATATCTAGCTTTTTTGCAGATATATTAGCGTCTTGGGATACCATGTCATTGCGAATAATCTCTCGTTGTATGCCTTTATCAGTAAGACCTATCGCATCAAACATTAAATTTCCAGACTTATCCCACACGTACATGTTATAGTCATTGCTAGTGTCCTTACCTATCTGAACCCTAACAATTTTATTATTGTCTTTTATTTGTATTGTGTTATCTAATATATCAAGATTTCCATTTCCACTTAAAATCTCAACAAGATTTGTATAAATTTTTCCGCTTGTAATTTTGTCCGCACTGACATCTTTTATCATTGCAGATTTGATTTGTGCATCTCCTATTAATGAGACAATACTGTTACTAAATTCAGTTGTAAGACTTCCACCGGATGCAGATCCGAACATTATAGTATTTACCTTTTCAACTCCAACAGTTAAGTCTTCAATCTTTGATACGGCTGATTCAAAGTCTTTTGCATAAAAATCTTCAAACTTTCCTTCTACACCGTCGAGCTTCTCGATTGTTGCGTATTTTATATCAGCTTCACTTGTCTGCAAATAATTATTTTTTATACTTAATATATCAGCCTCTATTGAGATTACCTTCTCGGATGTAACTGTATTCGCTTTTACCCATTCAGCATCTACTTTTTTAGCAACAAGTTCTTTTGTTGTAATAAGTTCCGAATACATTCTCTCAACTGCTTTTGACGTAGGACCTTTGAAGTCTGTGCTTGTCTCAACTTCTGTTTTTCCGAATGATTTTACAGTCATAGACATTCCGCCGTCATACTCATATACTATATTCATAACTGGCACACTATACTCAACGCCATTAACTGCTGCCGTTATAATATCCCATACATCTAGTCGTATATCCGCAGGTGCTTTTAATTCAACTTCTCTATATGTAAATCCTTTTATTTTATTATATACATCTTCAAGGCCTGAAGATGTCATAAATGGATTATCAAATGTTACACCGAGCGTTCCGCCTCCTGCTGTGTATGAATTTGAATTGTCTATATTGGCTGTTAAATAATCTAAATGATAATTGCTCTCTGTTTTTTCAAATGTCATGATTCGTGATAAATCAAGTTTGAAATCTGTTTGCTCATACCATTTTATAATTATAGTTCCTATTCTGTTCACACAAGCAAAGCCTCCGACAAGTGAAGCTATATAACCTATCATCTCGCGGCATGTATAACCTTCAGGTCTTTTTTCAATAACAACATCAATACCTGAGGTATCTATCAGAACCCCGCACTGAACACTAATTTCATTCAATACATCTTTTGCTTTCGCAGGATATGATAAATCTGATATGTATATCCCTGTTGTTTTTATCATTCTGTCGTATGCTGTAAATGTCGTTGAATTTTCATCATTCGTCGGATGCTCTGCCGTAAATATTCCAACCGGAACATATTCATATGCACCCCCTTGCAGTTTTAATCCGATTTCTACCGAAATCTCTGTATTTTCAAAAAGCTCGTCTATCTTTGCAACTGTAAGCTCTATTTTAGCCGAAACTGCCGAACCGAGTTGTAATGACTCTTCACTGCTTGAAGAATTCTCATACGTCATCTTTTTTAACCCGGTGCTATACCATTTGCCGTTAATCTTTAATCGTGCATTAAATGTTCTTGAAGGACTTCTTATTGTATTTACAAATTCTTCCGAAACTTCACTATACATACATTACTCCTGTATCATAAATTCAAGCGTCTCCATTTCTTTTAAAGAAATACTGTCATAGTCCCCACTGTCACATGTTTCAATCAATTCAAGCGACAATGGCATGAGTTCAATCTCAACCTCTGTATCATTAATCTCACCAATTTCTTTAATTGTATTTTCCTTGATTTCATCAGAATCAAACTGATAAGTCCCATCTTTTACAACCGGTCTTCCCTCATCATCTTTTAAACATCTGTCTTTTAAAATTTTTGCTCTTAATTCGTCTGCATTTTGTGCCTCTGACGCTAATGTTTTTATGTTTTTTGCAATCGCATAGCTTAATTTTACCGGAAAATGTTTATTTATCTCATGCAATTGACTTAATTTCTCGTATACCGTTTTAATTCTCATTGTCTGTTTCATTTTCTGATTCCTTTCCTATATTACTGTTGTATAATCTGAACACTTGCACTTCTGTAATAAAATATACCGTCGTCAAGTCTGCCAAGCTGCTCTTTACTAAGTGTTCCCCTATAAGTTGGTATTGTTATGTCCTGCCCGTCATCATGGAATGTTATCGGGAAAAACCCGGCAATCAGCTTATTTTTTATTATCATAAGCTCTGATTCCTGCAATATTCCCCAATTAACAGACAAGGTCTTCTTCTCAGCAACAACATCTCCCAGCATTGTGCCGTCAAGTGTACGTCCTGTAGCGGAAGACCATAATATCTCATCATCCACTTTGAGAGAGACAGGAGCCGGAAGCTCCTGTCCATCACACTCAAGTATCAATTCATCACATCCTTATGTTATAATCTCACATTTCCCTGTTGCTTTTGTATGCTCGTTAATCTTATCTACCACATACTTTTTAAGGCTCTTCCCGTCAAGCTGTATATCAAGATTCAATGTTTCAAGAATCCTAAGTATCTGTTTAAGAATACTTATAGCCTCTGCCAAAAGTTCGGCACTTGAAGCCATATCTGCTGCCTTTTGTGCCATTTCAAGCAATTTATCCTCAGGTGCAACAACTTCACCCTGATGTTTGTTATCGCCAATCATGGCAAGTTGTGGAGTGTTTGGCTTTACATAACCGCCCTGTGCAAGGTATGGAATGCTACCAAACCCAACTTCCGGCAAATCAAACCCGAAATGGTCACCACCTATAACCGGTACCCAATCAGGTACATCAAAGCTTAATCCATTTATCTTACGGACTATCCAGTTAATACCACTTTCTAATCCATCAAGCATACCATTTATAAGTCCGATTACCATATTAATAGGTCCTTTGGCTATGTCTGCAATTAAAGAGAATATTCCACCAAAGGCATCCACGATACCATTCCAAGCTCTTGACCAGTCACCTGAAAATACCCCAGCAATAAAGTCAATCAATCCACCAAATATCTGCTTTACGTCACCAAATATATTAGAAACATTTTGCAAATAAGCATTCATTATATCGCCTATAAAGCCGAAGCTATCTGAAAAATCTATGTTAAAAATATTCTGTAGCCAATTATCAAATGAAGAAAATGCTGACCTTATATTTTCCCAAACACCTGCGAACCACTCCCCGGCAGAGTTCCATTTTCCAACAATCCAATCCCAGCATATTCCGGCCGCTTCTTTCACAACATCCCAATGTTTTACAAGTTCATAAATTCCAACTCCTAATGCGACCAATGCCGCAATAACCAATGTTATCGGACTTGTCAGAACCGTCATTGCAACGCCAAATGCGGTTGTGGCTGCTGTTGCAAGCCATGTTGCCGCTGTATGTGCTACCGTTGCGGTTGTATCTGCTACTTTTACGGCTGTATTACTTACCCATGCTACAGCAGATGAAGATAATTTTGCTATTGTCTGTCCTACACTTTTAACAAAATCCTTTGCATACATAGCACATAACTGAATAGTTTCTATCTTATCTTTAAGCTTTGCTACCGTGCACGCTTCTATTGCCTTTTTCAGCTTATTTATAATCCCAACAACACCGCCAGCATTCATAAGAAATTCTGCTAAATCTACCGCTTTCCAAGCTGCTGCAAATGCTCCTATAGTAACTACGATTGCATCAAATGGACCTTGATTATCCTTTATCCAATCAGATATACCCTCTAATGCAGATGCCAATCCTTTCAGAACATCAACAATCACTCCACCAGTCCAACTCGCCACAGGCTCAAGGAAATTATCCCAAGCCCACATCCACAATGGCTTCAATGCATCTAACGCACTATTCAGTACATCTAAACAGCCTGCTAATACATCAAGAAATTCCGGAAGCAAATCTTCTATAGTCCACTTAGCCAAAGGAACAAATATATTGTAATAAGCCCATTCCAATCCAGCGAACAACTTATCTGTTAATGGTTGTACCGCTCTCTTGAGATTGTCAAGTGATGATACAAGATTATCAAATGATATTGCCTTTAATGGTTCCAGGGCTTTCTTTACCTTGTCTGCCATATCGGATATTGCACTTGATACATTCGCTGTACTTCCACTTACATCCGGTACAAGATCTACACTTCCAATACCTGATGTTGAATCTGTACCTGAACCCGAAGCACTACTATCATCTGTTGGCTCTGTCAGCTTACTTATCTGGTCGAAGCCTGCAAGTGACCTCTCTATATCTTTAGCAGTCTTCTTGGCTGCACTTCCTATATCACCTACATTATCTGCAGCACCTCCAGCATCATCTCCTATGCCTGCTATATCAGCACTTATACTTCCCATAGAGGATGATATATCGGCACCTGTAAGCATCTGCACAAAGCTGGCAAATCCATCTGCCACTTTCTGCAATCCTGCAAGCAGACTATTAAATCCACGCAGAATAGGTGTAAACAATGCTATGAAGCCTTTACCAAGACTAGCCTTTAACTGCTGAAACCTTAATGTAAGTATTCTTGTCTGGTTCGCCCAGGAGTCCTGTGTCTTAACAAAATCTCCTGTAGCATTGGATAAAGCACTTGTTACATATTGATAACGTAGCATTACCTTTTCCTGCTCTGTCATCTTGGCTGTGGTCTTACCGAAGCCGTTATTAAGTGCATACTGGTCTAAGTTGGTCTGAGTCATAATCACGCCCAAGTCCTTGAGCGTTTCAGTCTCACCTGTCCAGATAGATTTCAGCTTTGTATATGCTTCATCCGTACTAAGATTGTAAAATGATGCAACATCACCAGTTAATCCAGTTACATTTTCAGCCATATCAAGTGCCGCCTTACCTGTAATACCCATAGCATTACTCATCTGGCCAAACACACCCATGTACTTCTTAGCCGACAATTCCGATAAGCCGAAGTTAGTCATAGCATTGGAGGCCCACTGGTCTGCCTGCCAGCTTAAGTCCTTAAATGCTGTATCAACTACATTCTGCACTTCTGTGACATTCGAACCTACTTCTATGCAGTCTTTCGTGAACTTAGCAACTGCTGCTATGCTTAGTCCTGCAACTATCTTCTTACCAAACCCAGAAAAGATATTTGTTGCCTGCTTAGCTGCCTTATTAGAAGCTCCTGTAAGCTGACTAACTATCTGTGAGCTGTCTATGCCAAGCTCCAGAGCTATCTGTCCTACTGTATCTGACATTTTCCCTCCTTTCTGGCACGAAAAAAGACTGCCTACTTCTTTGAGTAAGCAGCCTTAAAATCTCTTTGTAATCGTGTCCAATATTCTATATACTGTGGTGTTCCCACCATTTTCCTATTACGCTTCAGAAGCCAGTCATCATGTATCTTTTTCTGTTCCTTAGTAAAGCTATTGATAACTTTAATGTCTTTCTCTGCCCTTATACTTACCACTCTTCCAAGTGGTGTTTCAGGCATTATTCCTGATAATAAAGAACAGAATTCTGACCAGGACATATCATCATCTGCACGTAATCTTATACCATACTGTGACAGAAAACTGGACTCTATCAATTCCCAGTCATCCCATAGGTCATAGTACGTCTCACTTTGAGGGTGTCTGTTCCTCTCCGTATGTTCCTGTGGCAACGCTCATAATCGTATTGTACATTTCCTTATACTCTGGAAGTGGTAAATCCATATCTTCAATCTTATCAGCAGCTTCCTTACCAACAAGCATTTCAAGAGCCTTTACCATAAATCCAATACCATTATCACCATCTTCATTGACTTTCTTTTCTGCCTCACTAGCCATAGCCTGTACACATAGAATGTTATTCTTTCTATTGTTAACGGTTACAACCAGATCCTCTGTAATACGAATCATTGGTAACTGGTTAGTAATCTTCATAGATATGTCTATTACTTTAAAATCTGTTTTTGCCATTGTTCAAATCCTCACTTTCCTTATTCCTGATTATATTCTATATATGTTGGTTTTCCGTCTGACTGTGCTTCCCATTCAAGTGCATCAATGCTTGTTGAATCTCCACCAAGAGATGTTACGTTGATAACCGCCGGTATAAGAAGCTGGTCAAGATTAGGAAAGATAACCGATACCCATGTATTACAATCCTGTCCTGTCTTTAATGCCAGGCTTGCAATATAATCATTACCTTCATCACCATAATTACGCTTACCACCCATAGTCATGCCAAGTGACTTACCTGTTGTAAGTCTTCTTGTCCAGCCCGCCTGATCCATTGGATTCCATTCTTCAATAGTTCCATCCACGGATATGCTTAAGCTCTCTGCATCTTTTACAACCTTTGTTTCTACTGTTTCCGGTGTATCTGTGCTCTTTCTTCCTGTTATACATACACCGAACTGAATTGTATGAACCGGATTAACGCCAGTAAGTGGTGTTGCTCCTGCATTATATCCGGCTAATTTAGTATTCTGTGCCATACTTTTACCTACCTTTCATAATAAATATCTAATTCTATTACACTCTCAAAGATACCTTTATCATCTGTCCCTACATCAACAGGCTCATCAACCAGCATTTTAGTGAAGAGCACTTTAGTATCGTTGATTGTAATATGGTTCATATCTCTAAGCATATTGTAGAGCTGTTCTGCGGTCTTCTCTGTATCTCTTACACTCGTGTTCCAATGAACCAATATGCTTACAGACTTAACACGATAAGAGCTGTTATTTAAGCCGCCTACCGCCATCTGCACAGATCTTTGCTTGTTATTATTGTAAACACCTATGCTCTTATTCTTTTTGTCGTCTAATTTTCCGCAATACACGTTAGTATTGTCTGCAATACCAAGACCTGCTATATAATCTCTTACATCACCTATTCCTAACATCATAACCCCGCATTCCTCTTATACAGCTTAGCAAAAGCATTCTTGGCAAAATTCTGTTTCTTACCGCCTTTAAGGTAATCATCAAGCCATCTGCCTTTTGCATTGGCATTACCCTCGTGCCTCTTGCCGCTTTCATCTGTCCAAGGTGTCTGATGGAAGTTGTATTCCGGATGATAATATAATCTTCTTGCATAAGGCGTGCTTGATATAAGCTCCACCTTACCATTTGCAATATCCTGTGTATATACAAATGTGCTCTCATTCTGTAATGTACCTGTATCTCTAGGCATTACCTGCCTTTGAACAACATCTGTATGTATAGCTTCTGCAGTCTGTGCCAATGACACCTGTGCTGCTGCCGTAAGTCTTCTCACCACAGGCATATTAAGCTTTACTGTTGACTTAACATTCTTTGCCATTACATCACATCCAATCTTACATAATTAACTGTACCATCCGGATTACGACATTTTGTACCCTTGTATATATGTCTTGTTACACCGAACACCTTTATATCACCTTTAGTAATAACAGGAAGCTCCGGTGCAATATCCCCCGGTATTAAGGCACAACCTTCAAGCTGTATAAGTACCTTTTCTGCTGTTAATACTGTCTTGCCGCTATCCTGATAGTTGCATAAACCATCCCATATAACAGGTTCAAGAGGTTCTCCATAAACGTTCCTGCCTTCCTGCGTTATCTCGAGGTGTATTTCTGTCTTACACATGCTCTTTAATACTAAACATGGATATTTCAAATGCTTACACCCCCAACAAAAGACTACAGAGTCCCGTCTGACAAAGCAACTGATATATATCCCGCTTTATGGCAATTCCATTTTGTACAAGAACATTCCAACTGCTGCCAAACTGCATAGATACTCCATTTACAGCATAGTTCTGCAAGACACAATTAATCATGTCTTCATTCTCATACTCAAAATCAGCCATATCACAGCATACATCTATGATTATTGCCTGCTGAAACTCTGTCAGACCTTCAAAGCCTCTCGCAACTATACGATTAAAAGTAAGCGAGTCGATATGACGGCTCGCCTGCTTTAATCTTCGTTCTATCTGTTCATCAGGAATAAGATTATGCTCGCTCAAATATTGTTCTTTGCTTGCATATACCATAGGCTCACGCTTCCCTGGAAGCTTTAATCTTCTTTAAAATGCCTTCCTGTGTTGATGCCTGTCCTATGTCTATATTATTGTCTTTTGCATATGCGATTAATTCTTCAACTGTCATAGCTGTTAAATCAACTGTTTCTGCCTTTTCTGCCTTGAGTGCATTAAGTTCATCAAGTACCTTCTTATACTTCTCATATGGAACAGTCTTGCCTCTTCCATAAGCTATAATGTTGCCCTTATCATCAACAATATCATAGCCATCTGCAATATAACGTTTCTGCTCCTGTTCAGCTATTGTATATTCCTTATTAGCCTTTACTGCCTTCATTGTAAGCCTCCTATTCTCCGTCTACATTCATAGCACAGCCATCTGCTTTTTTCTCAAGTAAGAAAAGGTCGCCATAACAACGATTCTGATAAAGGTAGCCATCTGCTGTCCTTGAATCTGTTCCCGGTGTGAAGAGCTTGATGTAGCTGTACTTATCACGGCAAACTACGCAAGATGTATGAATAAGAATCATATTAATCTGCTTAGCTGAACCAGCCGGTTTACAGCCTTCTGTAAAATCATATGCTGTCTTCATTCTTGCCGATGGTACAGATTTAAGGATTACATCATCAAGACTGTGAACCTTGCGATTAACAACATTGGAACTACCGCTGACATCAATTGTCCTCTGAATCCCATCTGCTTTTTTAGCAATCTTCATCATCTTAGGTGTAAGATAAAGAATTCTTCCCTCTTCAGGAACTCCAGCCTCATCCATAGTTTCCATAAGATCATCAAATACATCAAGAAAATTTGCTGCTGTAATAGCTGTTGTATTAATATTGCCCACCTTATGTGTGCTAAGTTCTGAATACAGTTTTGAAAATCTGTAACAATCTTTTTCGGGGATGGCCTGTTCAGTCTCAAACGTATTCTGAATATTGGCAACCGATAATGTTAAATTGGTCTCATCAATATCCATTGGATCAATGAAGAATTCAACATCTCTATCATGTGATAACTTCTTTGGTTCCCAATCGTTTGATAATGTTCCGGCGTTGAATCCCGGTGTTCTTGTATGGTCCTTATAACCGCTTACCGCCATTCTTGGCAACTTGATTGTCTGTGCATTGATAAATGTTACCTGTGGGTTAGACTTTGTTAAGTCATCCGAACACAACTCTTTCGCATATTTCTGCTGTAAAAGATTTGTAAATGTTTCTGCATATTCGTATACTGCCATTGTATTTCCTCGCTTTCTTATAATCCGAAGGCTCTTTTAAGAGCATCTTCATTTGCCTGGTTACTATTGTTACCTCCCGGAGCTCCCAACTGAAATCCGCTATTTGCTCCCTGTGTTGGTTTTAATGCCGGCACATCTTTAAGGACCTGCTCAAGTGCAGCCTTAATGCTGTCCTCTGATATTTTTCCATCATTACCGACAGCTTTGCTAAAATCTGCCAGTTTAACAAGATATGGAATTGTTTTTGCATCTACGCCAAGAGTTACCGCCGTCATTGTAGCTACAAGCTCTATCTGTGACTGCTTTGCTTCATTTTTTGCTGCCGCAACTTCGTTCTGAAGCTCTGTATTGGCGTTCTGCTGCTGTTCCGACTGCTGCTCTTTGCTCTTTTTGTATGCTGCAATTGCCTGATGAAGCTCATTTTCAGATAATCCCTGCTGAACAAAGTAGTCTTTAATTACAGCGTTTTCCTTTTTGGCAGTTGCAGTATCTATCATCTCCTGCAATTTGTTATAATCAACTCCGGCCGACTGCTGATTATTGTCATTGTGCTGATTGCTCTGCTCACTGCCGCCTTCTCCGCTTTCTGCGAAGAACTGAAGATTTAAAGGTAATCTCATCTCCACATTGTCTCCTTTCTTCCGTTTACCGCCCGTCGGCATTTTCCTAAAGTTTAGTGCCATTAAGTTTTGGGCATAAAAATAACACCCACAGCGTTTGCCATGCGTGCTTATTAACTAATATTAAATTGTGTTGCACCGGTGCAACTTCAGACTATTCTATTATAATCCAATCTTCTGCAAGCATGTCAGTCTGACTTGCTAACCAAGGGACTACATTCCCCTGTGCAGTTTTCATGGCGATATATGCTCCATACTCTACTAATCCATTCTCATTAACAAGACTTGCTGCAATTTCTGTACAAGGAGCATATGCACCAACTGGAACATAATATAAAAACATTCCCTTACCGTTCCATCCAGCTCTTGCTACTTTCTTACCTTTTTTCAGTGCTTCAATAGCAATTCCAAATGTCATATTGTCACATTTTCTATACGCTTCATTAAATTGTTTCTTAGGACACCAACTTTCATATCCATCAGGATATCTTATATGATAGCCTTCATCTTCTGGATTCTCGTCACTTGGTATCTTCCATCCTCTGTATGCATTGTATTCGCCTCTGCTCATTGGCTCTGCTGCCACCACTTTTACTCCAATATAATCCTTCATTTCTAAATCCTCACTTTCTTAAAATTGGGTATAAAAATACCACCAATCTCTCGACTGGTGGCTACAAAACTGATTATTTTATTTCTGGCCAATCCGTAAGTTTATCACTTTCTTCTTTAAGCTTTTCTTCTTCTTTTTCAAAATCTTCTATTGTCCAATCCGGATGATGTATCACAACATCCAAATAACATCTTATTCTATTTCCTGCCATGATATACCATACTCCTTTCTAAACTCATTAAGTGCTTTTTCGTAAGCCTCTTTAATATTTAAATTGTATTCTTTTGAACAATATTTGTCAATCCTGTTATCTAACAAATAAGGTAAAAATGGTTTATCTCCTACGGAATATTTATATATTCTTCCATCATGTGTTACTACTATTCCATATTGATATCCTCTTGCCCCAGCAGCAACAAAATCACTTCCATTAGGTAATAAATTTGTTGGATGATTATGTATTCCTATTATATCATTTTTGTGTTTATTTATTATAGACATTTGCTTCTTATTTAGTTCAACACCTATTGCATCAGGCTTTCCCCTTACATTAAGCAACACCTGTCTATTAGAAACGCTTATCACACATAATCCCTCAGTATCACTACTGTTATTACTTCTCAATAAATCCATTGATTTACTATATATTACATTATTTAATTCCATATCTTTGCTAATCTTCATATATTTATCCGCATAATCTTTGGAATTAATATAGTCTAGGTCTATTTTATTCGTTCCTATTCTCTGAGAATTATTATCTATATATCCCCTCTCATATTCTTTTGAAACATTCTCCCACTGTTCCTTCCTTACCTCATACATTTTCTTATTATCCGGATCCAGTGAGTACTTCGACAATCTGTCGAACTGCTCCACCATTCTGCCAGCATATTGCTGTTTCTGGTCCTGTCTGTAATCTTCCTTTACCTTTTCCAGTTCTTTCTTTGTAAACTTGCCGTCTGGCTCTTCATCCAGCTCTGGAAAGTATGTTGTATGTATGTCTTTACAGTTAGGATGGTAAAGCCCTGCTGCCATAGCAGAAGACATAAGCGGATAAGGACCATCAGACGCCTTACCGCCACTCCATACATCATCTATAAGCACCTTTCCAACAAATGGAAGGCACTTAGGACAGGCATTAGCACGCTTATTCATAATAACTGTACTAATTCCCCAGGACTGTCTCATCTCTCCTTCTCCGGTTAGATATGCACGCTTATTGGCTGTCTGAATAGCCATCTTAGCATAATCTTTCATTGTATGCCTGCTGCCATTCGCATATTCAATACAGTTAATACCGGCTTTAAGAAAATCTCTTGTAGCCATATCAACCGCTTTCTCATATGTTCCTGCACCCGTATTCGCATACACCTGAGCATTGAATATTATCTGCCGGTATTTATCCTCCGACATTCTTAGCATAGAATGTTCAGCTTTGGCAAAATCTGCCTTTGTAGCTTTTATAAGTGCATCTAACTTCCTGGTATTTAATTTGAAAAAAGCACCCTCAGTGCCCTGTGACACTTTAGATGCTTTAAGTCCTTTTTTAATTGCTCTTAATATCTTCTGTTCCTGTTCTGTGCCGCCTGTCTGCCTTGCTGTAAATATCATTGCATCAATTGAACCATTTATATCACTGAACTTACTTTGGAAACGCTTTTTGTTGTCGGCTTTATATTTTTCCAATGCTTTAAGCTGTTCAACCTGCCATTGTGACCAATTATAACCAAGCTCTGTCTCTTCTGCCCTGTGTCCGTCAAGATTTCGTATCATTGACGATATAAGCTCATCTTCTATGGCTTTAAATGCTTTCTCTATATCATAGTCTGTATTTAACATAGGCTACCTCATTAAAAGCTTTCCACTTCAAATCCATCTAATTCTGTATTAAGTTCCGGTTCTGTCATCTGTTCAATTCCCTGTTCTGCCTTAAGCCTTGCAACTTCTTCCTGCTTCCATTCATCATCCTTGGTATCTCCATACAGCTCATCAACAGATGCCTCTATGCTCATGATACCGCCCTGCTTAGCCTTGCTTACTGTCTCAACCTGGCTCTCGAACGAAGGGTTGGCATATTCGCCAAATGTGACATCAATATCTATATCCTTAATAGCTGTCTTATTAAGCGTATCTATGGCATTAAATGTTGCTGTAACGAGCTTTGGAAGAACCTTCTGAAGCTGCTCTACAATGTTATTTCTGCTGTAAAGCGTTGTTTTCTCTTTCTCCCTCTGTGCCTCCGCATTATCCAGCTTCTTAACATCTATGCCTAATGTTGATGGGCTCATAATTCCCTGTAAACAAAGGTCCAGTGCTGTGATATATGTTGCAAGATAGCTTTCGTGTGGGATATTGCCCTGTACAAGCTCTATCTTATTAACTGTACCTTCTGCCATGCTGCCATCTGTTGCTATATATGCATTATCAAAAGCATTAGGCTTTAGCACTTTTCCATCCAGTGGATTCCTTGGCAGCATATTCTCCGGTATATATTCCTTTGTCCTATTCCTCCTTAATGCATCCATCCATTGTGACCACGCTTCATCCAGCGCATCGAAGTTATCTATCTTTGCATCAAATATGCTCTTGCCTCGTCCTTTATACTTGGCTGACTTATAAAACACAATAGGAACAGCCATTATAAACTTGTCATTCCAGGTAACATCACTAAGATGTGCCAGCTCCGGTATAACACTTAAATCATATTCCCTGCCGCCTCTTGTAAGCTCATAATGTATGTAACCTATACCATAATGTTCAAGTAATACATATTCCTGTCTCTGAACGTTATGCACAGTCTTAAACACTATCTCCTTAACTCTTCCCCTGTCCCGGATAATCTCTGTCTTATCACCAGAGTAGAATTCCAATATAGGATACTTGCTAAGGTTCGTATCGAACGATATCTTGAATGCTCCATCACCGATATAAAGCGTTTCTGTTATTGCCTGCTTAACAAGCTCAATGAAATCATTTTCCTCTGCTATCTTATCCCATTCTGTCTGCCTGCTGCCAGCATCTATTAAATTCATATCATGTGTTACTATACTGGCCAGCATATCACATAACATAGCAGGGAGACCTACGTGTATCTTTCTTATCTCCATACCTATTGTACAGGATGCAGACCAGAACCTTGTCTTGTCACCATCTATCTGGCTGTATAGCTGTGACAATTCTTCACTCTCACCTCTGTACCATATCTTGTTCTTTATGGCATTTCCCTCATAATCAAGAGTTTCCTGTATGCTTATGGATCCATTAACAGCCGGCTGGATGTGCAGCCAAGTTCTTATTCCTGTTTTTATCTTCTCTGCCATACTTGTAAATATGTTCACCTCTCTCACTCTCCTATCTGGAATTATGTCTTATTCTCTATACCTATCCTGCTTCGATAAGGAATCCAGCCATACTGTACGCTGTTTACCATATGGTCATTGCCATCCTCAGGCTCACAGTCCTTATCTTCAAGCCACGAATACGTTTCTAACTCTGTCTTGTAATTCGTGCACGTATCGACAATATAAAAGCTTGGCTCTCTGCCCTTTTCGTCATTAAAGGACATCCAGCCAAGCTGTAAGTTAATTCTATCTATTATGGTTACTTTCTTATACGCATTGTTAAATATATACTGGCAGTTAATGTGTTCTCTCTTGTACTTGGCAAACTCTGTTATCGTTGCCTGATCAGCGTTATCTATAAACACATTCTTTGACATTCCACCCCATTCTTTTCTGTTACGCTCCAGGAAGTCAATGTAATTCCTTACTGTATCAGATGGAGCTATTGGTATATCAAGTTCTGCATTGTTATACACCTTTTCATCTAGCACTATCAGCTTGCCCTTGTTTGTTATTCCCATATAAGACATTGCAATAGTATCTGGGCTCTTTGTTGAATATGCCGTATCAAGTCCGCTTGTGTATATTACATACCATTCTGTCTGCTTGTCGTCATATTCTCGCTTAATGAATGCCTTTGCCTGTTCTTTAGTAATAACATGTCTCTTGCAGAAATTAGAAAAGACAAGACCCGTGGCCTTGCCTCTTAATCCCAATATCTTGTTTTTATATATCTTAGTTCCCGGAGGATAGCTCATTTTCTTCTGCTCTATCTTTTCAGGCGTCATGGATATGTTATCGGTCATATTAAAGAACCAATATACCCAGCCTTTAATGGGTTCACAAGCATTAATATCTTTCCAGATTTCTTCCGGTACATCTGACTTGTATTTATCAATCGGTCTTGCGTGATTGATGTACTCTGAATATATAGGTAATGTAGGTGCATCGGGATTAAGCGTACCTACAAAGTATTCAGAACGTCCAAATATCTCTCGTATGAAGTCTATATTTGCTGTGTTGCACTCATCTACCCATACACATCCAAACTGCGAACCTAAAGCATTCTTCCACTTGCTGGCATTATCGTAACCGAGAATATATATTATCTTGATAACATTCCCGTCTCTGAATTTGATATGCGGAAGTTTATTTTCTTTATCACCATTACCACAGTATTCAAGATTGGGAAATATCTGCAGCAATCCCATATCAGCATTTATTATATTCTTCTCAATAACACCTGTCGTATTACCAGCTATAACATGCAGCTTCATGTCTGATTCAGCTACATTCATAATAAACTTAACAGCTACTGTTGTTGTCTTTCCTGATGCAGTTGAACCTTCAAGGAACTCTGCTCTTGCTGGTGTGTCTATGAAATCCCAATATTTATCACTTAAAAGCATCTGGGTCACCTCTTGCCTTCCGCTGTGCAAGAAGCTCTGAAAGCTCGCTCCTGGTTGTATCGTTTACATTGGCTTCTATCTTGTCTGTAAAGATGCCTAAATGCTTGCCAAGAAGCTCTAAGGCCTTAACCTTGTCGCAGGACTTAACCTCTAACCCCTCTCTGCCTTTCTTGATAACAGCAAGTGCCCTCTTCTGTTCCTCTGTAAGTTCTTCCGTAAGTACCGGCTCTACTGTTCTATACATAACAGGTTTACCATCTTCATCCAGCACATCCACAAGTGCTCCACCTACTTCTGCTTTCATCTTCTTTTCAACCACATGTGCATAATCAGCATTATTAGAAAAAGCTATCAAGGCAAGTTCCTTGATAACTCTCTCCTGGGTTATCTCTGTACTCCTTGATAGCTCTTTTTGTCTCTTTGCTATATATTCTTCAATCTGAGGTTTTCTGAGGTTGTCTGCTCCTGTTCTATACGCTGTTTTTTCTGAATATCCTGCCCTAATAGCCGCTTGCGTGGCATTAAGGTCTATAAGGTATTCATCACAGAACCGCTTCTGTTTTGCTGTTAATGACATGCGATCAGCTCCTTTCTAGCATGATAAAAGCATCAATATTAAATTTGTGCCGACCTCCAATTGTTAGATTAAAAATCTAACAATTGAGTGTTGGTACTGTCTTTTCGATTGCTAATGCCTTTTAAATATTAAATAATTATTTCCAAAATGCGTAATATATATCTCTTATCCCTATTCCTATCAACAATGTAATATGCATAAGAATAGCTACATCTATACATAATAAAATTTTTAATACCATTCCTGGTAAAACATACACAAAAAACTTCTCTGCAAATACAAATATTATAAATAACACTTCCACTAATATCGTATATGTCATCATACAATGTGTAACTTGATATACTTTTATCTTTTGCCCATCAAGTTCATATCTTGTGGAATCTTTATCTCTCATTTTTCGTACTACTTCGCTATCACTTGATATAAGCATTCCAACATATGCAATACTAAAACTTATAAATAATGCAAGAACTGTAATCGTTTGATTTATAAAATCAACTGTAAAACTTAATATATTTACATTCCATATTTTATGAACAGTACTGCCTACTATAAATGCAATTACACCTATAACTGCCGGAAACAAATTTATCAATAAATAATCTGATTTAGTCTTTTTTCTCATTGAATAAAAGTCCTTTATAATATTAAAAGTTTCCTTCGCTATCATATTCACAAATCCTCCATTCGTTCTGCAAATATCCTATAAATGCTATCTGTTTTTACTTCTCCTGTAATAAAATCAGTATCAACTACAACTGTATCCTTTTCCTTCATCTGTTCCGTATTAAAACTTATGTGGTGTTTTTCCTCTGAATCACCATCTACAGTAACTCTTTTTATTATTTTAGTCTTATCATTATACATCTTAAAGAAATCTTTAACTGTATCATGAAAAATTCCTGTACCCTCTGGTTTTAATACTATATCAGCATCAGTTGATAGTTCCCCTCTTCCAGATAGTTCCTTAACCTCAGACATATTAATATCTTTTCTATCCACAGTAAGCGTAACTGCTTTTATTCTTTTAATTTTTTCTAACGAATTTAAAAAATCTTTTGACACTATATTTTTATAATCAAATTTATATCTTACTCCCTTTTCTCCT